TTATGATCGGCCGCAACACTAATAACATGGTCTGCGGCAGCTTGACGATCTTTCTGTGCTATGTACTCTTTAGTGGTTAACCAAATATCACCTAAAATATCAACTTCAAAGCTCATTCTGCTATCTCCTCTTGTGTTTCTTCAACTACTTTTGATTCAGTACTTAGCAAGGTTACGTTAGAGCTAAGTTCTTTCATAACTTTATCCAAACAACCATCTTCATTACGTTCCCACGCTTTGCGGAACTGCTTAATAGTTGTTTTATCAGCAAATGTATAAACTAAACTATTGCCTTCTTTCTTAAGCAAGTTTTTAGCTTCTAACATGTCTGTTAATCCGCTATATGGACTCATACCTGTTTCATAAGGGATCTCAACTTGTACCGACTCAAACGGTTTAGCATAACGTGTTTTCATGATCTTACAAGCAGCACGTATACCGTTAACTGTTGTGGTCTTATTGCCATCAGCGTCTGTTTTAAGTTTAAGTTTACGCATAGCAACTACAATAGAACTAGCGTAGATAAAGCCTTGACCGCCTGATATCTTATCATCTGGATCAAACATATCTTGGCTTGCGTATGTATGATTTGTACAAACTAATCCTAAGTTCAATGTACCAAACATGTTCACGCAGTTACGAACCAGTGCTGTTAGTGCTTTAGGTTTACGACCCATATCACCCTTCATTTCACCTGCTTCAAACTGGTTAACGTCTGTTGGTGTTAGCATCATACCTAGTGAATCTAATACGAACAGGACCTTTGGACGGTCTTCTTCTGGTAGTGTGCGATACTCTTTAACAAAGTCACTGATAACTTTAGCCACATCATCGATCATAGCCATGTTCAGTTTTAGCAATTTGTCTTCGGTAGTATCTACCCCAAGTGCGTGTAACCATGCTTCGTCGAGTGCGTTTTCTGTATCGATTAAGATTACATAAATGCCTTGCTCTTGTGCGTGACGCACAATATTACCTGAGCAGATAAAACTTTTACCTGCGCCAGATTCGCCTGCAAATACAGTTACTTTACCCATCGGAATACCTCTTTCAAAGTTACCAGATAGTAAGTAGTTTAATGTGTAGTTGCCAGTGCTGATCCAATCAGTTGGATCGTTAAAGCCAATACCTAAACCATCAATGCTTTTAGTGATTGACTTTCTAAATTTTGATATATCAAATGGTTTTGCCATAATGTGTCCTCGTTGAAATAACTGGGTAGAACCTAAGCTCTACCCGTTACCTTTACTTATTAAGAAGTTTTTTGTCTATTACGAATCATCGCTAGGATGTCTTCAGCACGTGCTGTTCCACCTGCTGGAGGTGTTGCAACTGGTGCTGTAGGAGCCGCTGGTGCAGCCTCTGCGACCACTGGGGCAGCCACCGCTGGTGCAGTTTCAAATTCCTCATCTGCTGGTGCTGGTGTTGCTAGTTGTGCTACAGGTGTAGCTGATTCAGCTGAGACGATTGTTACCCCTCTTGGTTTGTAATAGTTACCCCAACGTTCTGCGTCATATGCTTGACCATCTACACTTGCTTCAAACATTTCTTTCATGACTTTAAGTTCAACTTCGCTAGGCTTCTTAGGTAAGAAATCTTTCAAGTTGTATAAGCCATGAGTTTCAATAGCCGCAGCTTCTTCTGCTGTAAGTGCAGATTCTTTGCGTGACCATTTTGAAGTTGAGTAGTCAGCATAACCACCTTTTGATGTTTTAGTAACAGTAAAGTCTAAACCACCTTGGTAGTCTGTTGGTAAGTTTTCTAACTCTGGATCAAGTAATGCTGATTTGATCAAGTTAAAAATCTGTGGACTAATGATAAATCTACGAATTGGATTTTCTGGTGTCTTATCGTCTGTGATAGGATTCTCACGCACAAAACCTTGGAACAAGTATGATCTTTTCTTCCAATATTTACGACCCATTTCTTCTAAACTTTGGTCCTTAAACCAAGTACGAACTTCTGCTAAGATTGGACATGCTTCGCCCCACATCTCAACGCATGGTACTTGTACAGTGACTGGTTTACTATCTGCTTGGCCTTTAACGCCAGCAAATGGTAAATTGATCATTGCTCGTTCTGCCCAAAAGAATGTGTTTTTTGTGTCTGCGTCTGGAAGGAATCTAATGCGAGCGTTTGTGCCTTCTTGGATGTTCCAGTGTGCGTAGATAGCGTTGTCGCCACCACCTTGTGAATTACCGCCTGTGCCACGGTTTTCTGATGCTTGTAACTTTGCACGGATTTCTGCTAATGATGTTGCCATGTTATTACTCCTTGTGTTTTAAGTTGGTCTTTAATATGCCTAAACGTGTTATGCATCTATACATAATACGCTACTATTATTTATTCCGCAACGGTTATTTTCAGATATTTTAGCCAAAACAAAAGGGCCGTTAAGCCCTTTTGGTGATTTTGTGTCTTATTTTAAGCCTGCTAGTTTTTGGAATTGTTTTGGAGTGTTTAAATCACTGACCTGCCCAATTGGTTTTGGTTGGTATTTAGGTTGTGTACCTACCCCCACAACTGATTTAACTTTATCTAAAAATTGTTGTAATGCACCTGGTTTTGTTGCTGTTACGTCTTTAAAATGTGCTACTGTCTGTCTACCATTTTTAAGTTGGATCACGATACTGTTTGAGAATTTTGGACCACCTGGGGCTGCAGGTTCATCACCTGTTCCTGGTGCTAGTTTTAATATTTTGCCTGTAGTACCTTCACTCGGGACATAAACTTCTTGACCTATTAATTGTTTCAAATCAACTGCTTCGTGTAGTGATTTTGGAATTTTTTCTGCATTTGCTTGCGCGATATGATATTCGTCGCCATCTACATCGATTATATATTTGTCTGGGTCAATACGTTTTACTTTGCCTTGAATTTCTGGTTCATCTTTCTTTCGAATAATATCGCCTACGTTTATCGTATCTTCATTTACTAGTCTTTCAAATGCTTCTTCTAGTGTCTCATCTTTAGCCATCTTTTCTGTTCGTCTGCGGGCAACATCACTCATATGATGGATTTTGCCTACAGGATCTTTCTTTTTAGTTTGTTTTTTCCAATCATCTTCGTGTTCCCAGCCTGTTAACTTGCCTGTTTTTGGATCATATGTTACTTTGTCTTTGGCTTCATTGACTTCATTGTCCTGGTCAAATTCTTTCTTTGAGATAAAATGATTTTCTTCGCAGCATCCAAGTTTATCATCACGTGGGTCACCACAATAGACACATACTTGTTCATCGTCTTCGATATCGCGTTCTTCTGTTACTTCTTCTTTTTCAATACCAGCATCACGTTCAATTTGTGCTACCCATGCGCTGACATCACTAGTGCCAATTTCTTCTACTGGAGAGGCGAATTCAGCGATATCGCGTGCGGCTTCTAATACCCCATCTGGACCTAGTTTCATTAATAGTTCGTGATGATTGTGTGCGATTCTGCGGATAATAGCAGATTGGATAGCTTCAAAACCACTGTCATCATCTTGTTCATCTTCTTCATATACTACACCATCCATACCACCATCGCCCGAACCATAAGTATTACCTTCATCTACATCATATTCTGTTGGTTCTGCTGGATAGTCTGGATCACCGATTTCATTTTCGATCTGTTGATAGATATTTGGTAAATGATCCTGCAACCAATCAGCGACTAAATTACTAACATCTTGTTCGGGATCTATGTTAGCTATTTCTTGAAATTTATCAAATAATCGATCATCACCAATGAGATTATACAGTGCATTAGTAGCATTCTGGCCATCAACACCAACTGGTAAAGGATTGCTCAGGATGTCGATCAATTTATCAACGTCTTCATCGGTATTAGGAACTGCCCAAGTACCTTCGGCGATAGTATCTGCCCAGTTCTCAAATTGTTCTGCGAATTTATTTTCTTTTTTCATGTTATATGCCTTATGCACTAACGGTAGTGCTTCTTCTAAACGATCATCAAATGTGCGTTTCTCAAAACGCTGTTTCATTTCATCTGTATCAACTTCTGGAATGTATGAAGTCGACGTTGCTACAAATTGTTCTTTGCATTTTTGATAGCCTTTTTTACCAGTCATGCGTTTTAGTGTGTTATTTAATAAGCCATGATATTCAAATGCCGCTTCGACCATTGCGTGTGTTTCTGTATCTTCAAATGTGCGATGTCTAGTGTTGTTTAAGAAAGGTTTTAATTTTGCACATTCTTCTGCAATTTCACAGATATGTCGACCTAGGTCATCCTGCATACTACCGCCTTGTTTAAGATGTTGTGCCAGAGCACGACCTAATCTCAAACTCTTTACAGGCAGTTTAAAACGTTCACCTTCTTGTGTTTCTAGATAGATGTTGCTGATATTGTGTGTGCGAGCACGGCGGTTTTCTATTTCATCAAGTGGTTTACTGTGTCGGACTATAATACGCACAGGACCTTTACGTTCGTAACTGCTTTTACGTGTACCGTAAAGACTTTCTGCTACTACTTCATCTTTAGAATATGTGCTGTCTGCTTTGCTGATCTGTTGTAAATCTCGATGTTTCAGTGTTGAACGTGTGATATCTCTAGGTTCAAAACTAAGTAAGTTTGATTTAGCGAATCTGCGCAGTTCTCGGAGAAAATCATACCAATCATGGCGCTGTTCATCATCTAGATCATCGCTGATATTCTTGCTAAAATAGACTTTTAAGCTGGTTTCATCGATGATACTTAAGGTAACATTACCTAGATTTACATCATCTACCGTGTAGTCAAAGTTGAAAAAACGTGCCTTTTCTGGGACCTGTGTGGCTTTGGCTTTGTCATCACCTAAGCTGACATCCTCAAATCTATCACGGATTTTCTCAAATAGACCTTCTGCGATTTTGTTAATTTCTCTCATGTAAGTATTTATCTAACTGATGAAGAACGGCATGGGCTCAACTATATCTTCTAAACTGTCTTTCATTGAGTAGTCAAGCTGGCTATCAAAGCTCTGTAGCATCTGTGCCATGCGGACGATAAGGATAAGACTCATTACCAGATCATCTGTTTCGCCTGGTTTAGCCGCATAGCTAGCACCGTGGGCTACAAATGTTTTAAGTTCTGATATTAGTGGACGGCTAACAATCATCATACGCTTGCTTTCTATTAGATTTTTAAGTTTAGCACAGGCAGATATTTTACTGCTGTTTGTAGTATTAAAGCCCTTACGATATCGTCTACCACCACCTATTTTTCTAGGCTCACTTAAAAATATACCTTTGATATTTTCTTCACCGATTTCACTGATACAGACCAGTGCTGCTTCGCCCACGGTATTATTTTCTACACTGTAATAAACATTATTGGGATTGGCATTTTCAGCTAGATATTTGGTAATTTCTGTTAGTATGCCTACCTGTTGTTGTATAGGTGTGCGATTATGTTGCCATTCTGCTACTTGTTTAAAAGTAGGCAACTCAAATATCTGGATGCCTGCGGGATCGCCTCCCGTACCTAGGCTAGGATCTAAGGCTACTACATAAGTATACTGTAGTTCTGGTTTCTTATACCAACGTACCTGTCCTTGGCGTTCGATGGGATCTAGTCCTGACATCTCAATTAAGTGTCCAGGATTGATCAGCGTTTCGTCCCAGATGATAAACTCACAATCCATCTCACGACGGAATCGTTCATCACCTAACTGTGCTCGTTGTTGTACTGCCCAGGCGTCATCACGATCTGGATGTTCGTTCCAATAACTACGAAATGCTTTAAATCCGTTAACTCCTAGTTCTGTAGGATTACCAAACTCATCAAACTGTTTGTTGGCACCTTTCCATAAAGTAGCAAAC